TTCTTGGAGAGTATTATATTTGGGTTCCTCGTTCTTCAGACCCTCGTTAATATGCACGGCTTGTCCATGGCGAACAGCTAGCTGATCCTTACACCATTGAGCCATGCCACTTGATTTACCAAATACTAATCGTGCCCTTGCTCTGTGTTTCATTATTCTTCCTCCCCGCCTGTAACTCCGCTTTGACCTTCTTCCTCAATAGTCTGTTGGTCTTCCTCAATCTGGCGCTCCTCCTCAGTCATACCTTGCTCAGCCTCTCTCATTATTTCGTCCACATCCTCCTCGGGTAGTTGGAGGATATTGGTAAGAAAGAACCTCTCCGGAATAACTGCGCTAGCCGCTGGAGCACTTGAATATTCCTTGATAGCGCCTGAATAATTCTTAGCAATTTCACTCTTATCTTTAAGTCCCGGTGCCCAGAGATCAGGCCATTGGATATCATAATTATTTTGCTCCGGCTGAGGTAAAACCCCATATTTAATCATTGTATCAATAAATGGACGGAGTACAACAGCTTCAGCATAGTCGCTCCGCCTATCATCAATTGTTTTGTTCCAGTTGGTTTCGTCTTGGTTACTGGATAATTCGCCCCTTTCACTTCCCATCAATATCCGCTTAGGTATTCCAGTTGCCGCGCTAATCATCGTCATCTGCACGTCGACATGACTACTGGGATCGGCGACTTGACTGGACAATTCATCAATATCGAGTCCGGAAACCTTTAACCAACGCCTTAGTTGATGTTCGTATTCCTCAAATTGCTTGTCCAGATCGTCCTTGTCTTGTTGGTTCATTGTGGCGTTATCGCGCGCTTTAGCGGCATATCCGGGGAACGCTCCTCTCCAGAACATTTCTCCGGAACCACCTACAATTTTAGCCAGATCCTCAAACCTATTGAATACGCTCTGTAGCCTTGGAGTTCCGTATACCTCCGATTCGAGCAAGCCTTCCGCAACATGAATCACCCGACTATGATGAATATAAAGATCTCGTCCTTGTTTTGTCTCGTCCTGTACCGTACCGGGAACACCAATTTTGACCTTATATACCTTGGGCAATCCATATCGCTCTTGGGTGGGATCAGTTTCCCATTCATGAACCTGAGCATTTTTCTGACTGTACGGATGGACGTACAGGAGCCTATTTTGCCGATCCTCATTTACTGGTTGCTGGAATTCTCGTTCATTAGCCACATCATCAAACCCCAGAACCAATACAGCGTAATACCCAAGCCCAGCCAGCTTGTCTGCTCTGGAAAATTTATTGTACAAGCGCAATCTATCAACTAAATCATTCCAAGCATTATCAAACTGACCTGACTTGGAATTATCTGTAACCATGATCCCCTCTCGCCAAGTGGCGTTGACAGGAGCATCATTTATCGCGCTGGCTATATCTTGGCGCAAATATGCCTGCCAATAATCATAGTCTTGTAGCTGTTTTTTCCAGCCCAGCGCTTCATACAGATCGCGTTTACCTCCGTATTGCATGCCTAGCTGGGATGCCAATTTCATACGGCTAGATAATTCTGATAGCGCCTGTATATCTTCGTTTTGCTGTTCGTTATTTTGAATTTGTTCTGTCATTACCAAACTCCTGCCCTATTCGTTAGGGATAATTTTGCGAACGCTCCTGATCCAGAGTCTGCCTGATCCTTGAATTTAGAATACGGAAAATATCGCAGTTCCTCCTTAAAATCATATAGCCAAGGCCCGTTAACTATGGCGACATTACCGTTATTCACCTGCACCGAGAATGGATCAGCTCTATATATCTTATCTCCAGTTGGGCGATCAGCCTCAACGTAAAATCCAGCCAAATTCTTGATAGTATTCTGGGCAGATTCCTTTCCGCCTGATCCCGGTTCCTGCTCAACATATATCCTTGCGTCGGGGTCTTCAGCCCGTATAGAATCTTTTAGAATCTGTTCCCGCTCATTTGATTCCCACTGACCTTTAACGACTTTAACAACCACATATTCGTATGGAAATCGGCGCTTGTCCATTCTCCACATATAAACTCCGCAAGAACGTGCGCCTTCATCTTTGCTTCCAGCCTTGTCCCAATACCAGACCTTCTCTAGACAATTTACTGGATTAGGAACATCAGATAAAACAGGCATATTATCCACTTTAAACATACCCCCGGCTGGAGGAGTGGGTTTCTGCCCTATCTGACCCGCATAACCATACTGTCCTAAATCCGCCTCCAGATCATTCAACACGTCCCAACTCATTCTCTTGGGATCGAGCAAACCATCAACGTAGTTTTCTGCTAGTTCTGGAGGATTAACCACGTTTTTGTAATTTCTGATTTCGCCGGGCAGACAAACATGGAAAACATTAGATTTCTTTTCAAGGATATGACCTGTGGGATCGTCCTGTGCAAGCCTCTGCATAATAATTAGTGTAGGAGTAACTGCCTTATCAATTTTCCGGGTAGATAATGTTTGGCTGATCCATCTGTTAGCGGTTGCAAGTTCTGCCTCACTCACCGCCCTATTAGGATCAATGGGATCGTCCACAATCAACATATGACCATGGAATCCTGTCAGCGTTCCTCCGACTGACGTGCTGTATCTATTCCCGCCCTGAATAGCCGTCTGCCTACCTTTTAGCTTGCGCTGGATCTTAAAGTTCGATTTAGTGTCTTTATCCTGCCGGATACTCAAATCAGGATACAGCATCTTAAACTTGTCACTCCTAACCAGATCCCTACTCAACTCCGCCTGCTCCAACGCCAATGCCCCTGAATAACTGGTAGCAATAAACTTCATCCAAGGCCAGTTCGCCCAGCACCACACCGGAAACATTACGCTCATCGTCATAGACTTGGTAGTCCCCGGTGGTATGTTGACGATCATGTCATTTTTCCTAGGTTCCCCGGCTGCTACCTGCTTCGCAACATTAACTAATTGGAATGATAGATAATCCAGATGCCAGTTCCACTGAAGCTCGTCGTTTGATATAGCATCCCAAAAATACTTGATAAATTCCGACAAATCACGTCTACACAATTCCGCCCTTACAGCTACGGGATTATCCAATCCCTGTCTAATCTGTTGTAGGCGAGTGGGTTTGGTTCTCTGGAATTTTGTATTCTTGGCTTCTACTGCCATGTTCTTATTCCCCGGAGCCTTGGTTTATAAGTTCAGGTTTGGCTTTTAGGATTGTCTGGAGTTCTTCGTCGGTGAGGCTGTCCAATTTGACCTCTTGTGTTCGGATTGGACCTCCGTCCGGACCTCCAAGTTCATGTTGTTCTTTCAATCCGATCTTTTTAGAGATCATCTGGCTATTGAAAAATCCTACTGCTCCCCCGGAAAATTGTTGCTCATATATCACGTTTTCCACCATGTCAGCAACTCTGGCAAATTCCTCGGAACGCTCATTTTTGAACTGCCACCAATTTACTGTTGAAATCTCTAAAAACCGGCATAATCCTTGTTGGGACATGGGTCTTTTCTTGGGGATATATTCCCACCAGGTCTCTGATTTATGTTGCATTAGTTTAGCTTCATACATGGGATTATTTTCCACCCATTCAAAATACTCACAACATACGTCCCAGAGTTCCTCGGCAGTTTCAAATTTGGGAGGTCTCCCGGCGCCTGCCCGTTTATTTTTGCCCTCCCAATGACCATCTTTCAGGTGATTTTCGGCTTCCTGTTGTTGCTTTGTTGTGGGTTTTGTCCGCTTCATAATTTTCGTTCTCACTTTTGATTTTATATAACAATAATAACTATTTTATTGAGTAAAATAAAGGGAAAAATTGAAGTTTGCCCTAAATATATATGTAAATTATTGATATCATTTGAATAAAAAATTTTAAAAAAATTTTAAAAAATGCTTGATTTTTGACAAAACATCATGTATATTGAAATTAAGAAATCGAGGGGAAAAGAAAAATCAATAAAACCTTAAACAAGGAGCTTGATCATGAGTTTGGAAAAAGCAATCAAAATTTGCGGATACAAAAACAAAAACTTAGCAAGAAAAGCACTGGCAAACGTAACTACCAAATGCCCTCTTAAAATCAAGGTGGCTTTGGAAGTTGTAGCAAATCAATAAAACCTTTAACCATAAGGAGCTTGATCATGAAATTAAAGAACCATCCACCCGCAAAAGGAATCAACCAAATCGACAGACATGGTACAGGAAACAGCAAAACCACAGCAACCAAAAAAGAATTGATCCGACTCAATAACATTCCCATAACTCAAAGCGATTTTGAAGAAATTTTGGACAAAATGCCAGAGGAATACCGGATCGTTTTACAGGGAACCGAAATTTATTACAGCGGTAATCTAGACGCAAAAAGGTGGGGCAGCGCCAAAGCCAACAACGGTACTTGTAAGATGAATCACGTACGAATCAATAGGCATTCAATATTGGTTGTTTTGCATGAAATCGCCCACATCATCACTCATAACAAGGCATGGGAGGATGGAAAAGTAACACCTCCCCAACCACACGGAAGGACATTTGGGGCAACCTTAGACGCTTTGATTAAAACATGGCAGAATATAGAAACAAAGGCAGAAATGGACCAAATTTTAGCCGAGGCCGCTACCAAAAATGAAAGTACCCCCATGCAGATTGCAAAGGGAATGATCGAGGCGGCAATATACACTAAGAAACAGATAAAAACAGAAATGATGAATTACGGAGCCAAGAAAAGCTACGCAAATACATTCATGTACAGAGTTCTAAAAGAAGGAGATAAGAATTTCTTTAAGCAGGAAGTAATCGAAACAGAGAACGGGATAATTATGTTTTTCTAAATTCCTAATAAAGTGGCTGGGGGTCAAATTGACTCCCCAGTCGCATTGGTGGGAATGGAATCTTTTTATAAGTATTTAATATACTTTGATAAAAAATTTTAAAAAAATTTTAAAAAATACTTGATTTTTCTAAAAAGATCATGTATATTGAAATTAAGAAATCGAGGGGAAAGGGATTAAAAGATCCCAAGGGAAGCTACACCGGACGGCGGTCGATTGGTCCCAAGGCAATGGAAGGACGGAACTCCCAGCCGTAGCTACTTCGCGTTGCCCGTCGCCGCGTGGACGATAAACGCGCTCCTCGTTCCTAATAAAGTTTCCGGGCGCTGGCCCGGGCGCTTTAGTAGGAACTTTTAAACCTAAATTGGAGGATTTATGAATATGAACGAAATTACTTTGGATATGATCAAGGCGGAGTACAAGGTTTATATGGCTGGGAAGTCGTTGAACGAATACCTCAAAACAGATCGCACTGGAGCCCCCTTCGCTATGAATCGCAAGCAGAAAAAGGAATTGTTTTTAGCCGTAGCAACGGTCAAAAACGAAAGCGATTGGGCGAAGTTCTTGGCTCCGGGCGGCGGTTGCTTGGAATACTTGAACAATTTGGAAGATGATATTCATCAGAAAAACGATGATTGGTACTCGGTGAATTCCTAATAACGTTGCCGGGGATACGGTCCCCGGCCGCGTTGGTGGGAATGATTTTAACCCGAAAGGATAAAAGGAGGATTTAAAATGAAAAAGATTATGGACCATAACGCATACCCCGAATGGTTGAAAACTTTAACACTAGAACAATTGAAACATATACAAAAGGACGCGGCGGAGGCAGCCGCCGCAAACCCCGACGGGATCAACGCCGGATACTACTTGGACGAAGTGAATTACTGCGCTAACGAAATTCACAGAAGGACCGCAAAGATTTCCTAACAAAGTCGGCGGGGATACGGTCCCCGCCCGCATTGGTAGGAATTAAACAAACCTTAAAACAAGGAGTTTGATATGCGATGGCATACATTGATAAATAGCTGGGATCACAAAAAATGGAATAAGGAATTAAATAATTGGAAAATCAAAATCAAACTGATATACCATTGGTATTGCAAAGTCAAAATTCCTGTAACAATCACAAAAATAGGACACAAAATAAGGAATTTATTTTAATTTTAACAGGAGGTATAAGCCATGCAGGAGCTACCTAAAGAAACAAGAATTTATCAAATCACAACAGGGTTTGCTAAAAAGAAAGGTATTCCCTGTTATTTCGTCGCTCGGATCGTCAAGCAAACAGAAAAGGCCGTGTATCTATACGGCCATGGAACAACAGAAACAAAAACGCTTGCGGGAATTCCTTGCTGTAATTGCGGTAGGGAACTCACACATCCAGTCAGCGTACAACTTGGGATTGGTCCTGAATGCGGAAAGCATTATTGGAACTGGGACATGATCGGCGGGCTGACCGAAGAAAATCTACCAACCCTAAAAACCAAGCTGGAATCCATAATAATTGATACATGGATTCCTAAAGCGGTTATCAAAAATGTAATTGATACCGACGAGCAGGTTGAATTACCCAACGAACAACCCGAACAGAAAAAACAAGAAATAACGAAAAAAGCGGAACTGATCACCTATAAAGACAGCGGGAAAAAAGGGATAAAAATCACATTCCCCCAGGACAGTGAGTTCAAGGACAATCTGGACCGAGTTAAATCTTTACCCGGACGCAGATTTCACAAGGAACAGCCTCCTTTCTGGACTTGTCCATTGAGCCTTGAAGCGGTTGAATCCCTGCAGGAATGGGGGTTTGAACTGGACAATGGTTTACAAGATTTTATAGATAAATCAAAAGTAAACGCAAAGGAGGTAGAACAGATTGAGGTTCCCGGATTAAACGGAGAACTGATGCCTTTCCAAAGGCAGGGAGTATCTTTTATCGAGGCCAAGCAAGGACGGGCATTGATAGCGGATGAAATGGGATTGGGCAAGACAATACAAGCACTTGCTTGGTTACAACTACATCCAGAGAAAAGACCCGCGGTGGTTGTCTGTCCCAGCTCGCTTAAACTGAACTGGGAAAAGGAACTCAACAAGTGGATGAAAAATCCTAACATTCAAGTAATCCAAGGAACTGATACATCAATCCCAATTACCGGGGATATTGTAATCATCAATTACGACATTCTACCAAATAAATACGAAAAAAGGGAAAACAAAGCCGGTAAGAAATATAAAGTTGAAATACCTTATACGGGCTGGGTGGATTATCTAACTGATAAATTAGATCCCGCAGTTGTAATTATAGATGAATGTCATCTTATTAAAAACAGGGACGCAAACAGAACAAAAGGAACCCAGAAGCTGGCAGGGAAATCCAATCATGTAATCGCATTATCTGGAACTCCTATCGTAAACAGACCCAAAGAGGGACTGAATGCAATTAAGTTAATCGACAAGGATAACGTCGTTGTTCCGTCCACTTGGAAGTATTTACAGAGGTATTGCGGAGCAAAACACAATGGTTTTGGTTGGGATTTTGAAGGTGCAACAAACACCGACGAACTGCACGAAAAGTTGGTGAACTCAATAATGATCAGGCGTAAAAAGGAAGATGTGCTAACAGATTTGCCAGATAAATTATATAGCCATATTCCAATGAACCTTGATAACCAAAAAGAGTACAACCAAGCGGAAGCGGATCTAATCAGTTGGTTGAAAAGGAAAAAAGGGGACGAAGCGGCAGAGAAAGCAGAGAAAGCAGAACAACTCGCCCGACTCAATAACCTAAAACAGCTTGCTTCCAAAGGTAAAATGAAGCAAGCTAAGGAATGGATAAGGGAATTTATCGACGGGAATGGCAAGTTGATTGTGTTCGCCATTCACAAAGAGCTAATAAACGACCTGATGAAAGAATTCGGAGATCAAGCCGTCAGGGTCGATGGTTCGGTTTCTGGCAAGGACAGGGAAAAGGCAGTAGAGCAATTCCAGAACAACGACAATGTCAGGCTTTTTATTGGTAATATCCAAGCGGCAGGAGTTGGATTGACATTGACAGCGTCCTCAAGCGTTGCATTCTTGGAACTGCCTTGGACTCCCGGCGAACTTACACAGGCTGAAGATCGGGCTCACAGGATTGGACAGAAAGATTCTGTCAATGTTTACTACCTACTAGCAACCGGCACAATTGAAGAAGAACTTGCAGGTGTTATAGATGAAAAACGCAAAACATTAGACTCGGTATTGGATGGTAAAGATACCGAGGAAGGTTCCCTACTAACCGAATTGATGTCGCTTTATGAAGCTGCATAACCAAACAATAAAAGGGCGGAAAATGACCCCGCCCTTTTATTATTAAAAATCTTTTTATAAGTATTTAATATCCTTTGATAAAAAATTTTAAAAAAATTTTAAAAACCCCTTGATTTTTGGCAAAAGATCATGTATATTGAAATTAAGAAATCGAGGGGAAAAGAAAAATTAATCAAAGGAGATCAAAAATGAAAAACGAAATCATCAATACAATAAAAATCATAGACACAGACGGCACAAGAATAGAAATCGAAATTAAATGGTGTGGTGATGGTTATACTTACCGAGTAGCCAAAATCAATAAGCAGAAAACAGGTAAAAAACAAAGTAAAAAATTCACCACTCAGAAAGAGGTAGAAAAGGCAGCTATTAAAAAGTTTGACGATAATCCTTTTGTTAGTTAATCAATAAAACCTTAAACAAGGAGCTTGAAAATGTTGTACAATAGAAACATACTTCAAATAGTTGCTACTTTTGGGCTTATGGATTTTTGGGTACGTCGTGTTAATGTAACAATATCCTAATAACGTCGCCGGGCATCAGCCCGGCCGCGTTGGTGGGAATTTATTTTAATGACCTTAATCATTGGGAGGATTTATGGAAATAAACATAGCAAGAAAAATAGCATGGTCTTTTCATAGAACCACAGGCGTCGAGTTCGAGGAGTTGTTGAGTGAAGCTTGTCTCGCCTATTGCGAAGCAGAGGTCGACCCAAATTACGATCCAAGAAAATCCGCTATGACAACCTTCGCTTACTACAAAATGCACTCCCATCTCAAAAACTATATCAAAAAACAATACCATGATGAACAAGTTAACGACAGAGCCGAACTTACCCCTGAACAGGAAGTTGAGTTCAAAGACACAATAGAATCGCTTACAGATGAAGCTAAATTCGTCTGCGAACAAATCCTAAAATCTCCGCATGAATTTTTATCTGAAGGTGCTCCGCGTAAATGCCAAAGCAAACTCAAAACCTACCTCAGACAGTCTGGGTTTACTTGGGAACAAATCCGCAATTCATTCAAGGAAATAAAAAACGCTATAAATGAGCCCGCCCAGTGATTGTATAATATAATAAAGGAGGAAACATGAAACGTACAAAACCAACAAAAACGCAAAAAAATAAGCTGGCTCAAATCCCGCATATCAATCTAGGTGGGCATATGCCATACCCTCCTGAAAAGTGCAAAGCAACTCGGATGTATGACTGGCAAGAAATAGAATATATTGATTGTTCCGCTTGCGCCAGTTGTAAAGATAAATGCCAGCGCTGGAAAGATTTTCAAAATGAATGGAAAGAATACTGGAAAATATATAAGGAAATAAAAGGAGTGAAAAATGGGGATTAAAATAGAATGGCAGGCAAAATTCTGGTGGTATTATAGAGTATTTATTCCTCAAACAATCCATAGAATAATTCATGAGGTACGGTATGTCTTACGAACAGTTGTTGATTGATTTCAATATATTTTACCAAACAAGCGGACATAAGCACTGCAGGCCGGGATGGGCGAATATGGCTTGTCCATTTTGTACGGGTAATCCCGGCCTGCATTTAGGAATGAACCTGAACAATGGAGCATTCTATTGCTGGCGGTGCGAATGGAAACCAGCACCCAAGGCCATATCGGCGTTGACTGGAATTGATGAAAAACAAGCGAAAGAACTGCTACGAAAATATAAATCAACTCCAGGTTCAAAAAAGAGTGAACCCAAGATTAAATTTAAACCCCATAAACTGCCATCAGGCACAGCGTCAATGAAACAACAGCACAGAAAATACCTGGAAGATAGGGGATTTGATGCCGATTATCTGGAACAAGAATGGAGAGTACTCGGGACTGGCCCGATTTCTAAATTAGACGGGATTGATTATAAGCATCGTATTCTAGCGCCTGTTTACTGGGGAGGAAAGAAAGTAACTTTTCAAACCAGAGATATCACAAATAAAGCCAACGTCAAGTACATGGCTTGCCCAAAGGAGCGAGAAACAATCCATCACAAGTATATAGTTTACGGCAGGCAAGATAAGTGGACAGATACCGGGATATGTGTAGAGGGCATAACAGACGTATGGCGACTTGGATATAATGCCTTTGCCACGTTCGGAATCAAAACCACTAAACGCCAAATAAGACTGATAGCAAAACAATTTGATAGGGTTATTATTTTATTTGATGATGATCCACAAGCCCAGCAACAAGCCAAACAATTGCAAGCAGAACTTGAAGTTAGGGGAGTTGAAACAATTATTAAAACGATACAGGGCGATCCTGCAGATATGCCACAAGACGACGCAGATCACCTTGTCAAACAACTAACAAGGAGGTAACCATGCCTAAAATCAGTGAACAGGCGGTAGAAAAAATCAA